CCTCCTTCGAGGAGCTCTCGAGCGATAGCTCGTCACATCCCGTGACCTCACAAGAGTACCATGCAGTGACTTCTAGGACGAGATACCGTTCAATGCCCACCCCAGGTGGCGGTAGAGCTTACCGCAACGTGGCTGGGTCACCGTTCGAATACTTGCAAGACCCACGTACGGATTATCCGTTGTGGGGCGAGCTTTGTAACGATACGGTGAACCAAAAAGACCAGGATAACCCTCTGACGCTCAGTTTTACTGACCGTTCGAGGTGGATCCCTCTTTCAGGTTCGAATGGAATTCCCGAAGGAATTAGTGGCTCGAAAGTCTATTCGAACTACTATCCTGATGGCTATTATATCGATATAGCCACTCCTTCAAGTCTGGCTTCTTCAATTCCGTCGGTTGGGACGGTCGCCACTGCGACCCTTGCTAGGAGTAATCCTAGTAGGCCGTATGTGTCGGTTCCGAACTTTCTCTACGAATTGAAGGACCTCCCGGGCATGATCCGAGACATTGGTCGTCTTCGCTCACAAGCTAAGGCAGTAAGGGCTAAAGGCATCCGAGGGGTTCACCCTAAGGTAGCCGCTAGTCATTATCTGTCTTATCAAATGGGCTGGCGTCCTCTGATCTCTGATCTGAAGAAGTTGGTAGATTTCCAAGCTCAAGTAGATAAAAAGCTACGAGAACTGGAAAATCTATACAACAAGGGAGGCCTGCAGCGTCGCGTACGTAACCCTGCCTGGCAGAGCAGCCTTGAGCAATTGCTCAATTCTTCTCTAACCGTGGATTCAGTTCTGGGAAGCCTTGTTAATTGCAAGGTAACCCAGTTCTCCACGATAGAGAGATGGGGCACCGTAAGGTGGAAACCATCGTCTCTTCCTGACAGTCGTTACTCCTCTCACGATATGGCCGCTTTAGCTAGAAGACTCGTGTTCGGTCTGAACGGAGTCTCTGCCAAGCAAGTCTGGGATGCAATCCCGTGGACTTGGCTGATCGGCTGGTTTAGTAACGCTGATGAGTTTTTGCAAGCTCACAGCAATACTATTCCCCTATCACATTCGACGCCATGTGTAATGACGAAGACTGTGATTAGGCGTGATTGGCTCCGGGTTCCGGGGAATCTTCCCCATTTTCTCGGAGGCGAGGGCACGACTTTTCGTACGATTAAACAACGTACGACTAGTTCTGGTACTCTGTCGGCGACGATCCCGTTTCTATCGGGACGTCAAATCTCGATCCTCGGTGCGTTGGCTATTCAGCGCAAGCGCTGAGTGGTCATTGCATCTTGGAGAAGGTAGACTATGCTAGGCTCAACCCTGACGGTGACTCTTGACGGTTCCGGTGGAACTGCCAAGATTTTGCCGCTGATTAACCAGGACGGTTATTCGTCGGAATACTTCCTTGACGAAACAACCGTTGCTTGGCGAGCGAAAGTTCGCCATAGCAAGGACAACGTTAAGGCAGGCACTCAGGCCTTCGATCGTCACACCGTGACGTTCGTTAGGTATCTGAAGCCTACCGAGACTGCGCCCCTTGGTCGTACGACTGAGGTTATCATGACGATCCGTACGGATCCTAATGAAACTCAATCGGACGTCATCGACCTCTCGGAAGCCATGAGCTTTTACATGGTAAAAGCTGGTGGGATTGCCGCGAAGTTGCTCGGCTGGGAGTCGTAAGGCGTCAATGACGCCCTAAGGCTTTCCAACCGAGGGAGACGGGTGAGCCGTAGCCGTAGATTGTAGTCACCCCTAAAAGAAGGAGCACTACATGAAAAGCTACGTGTCGTACCTTCAGGGTCTATACACGGAACTTCTAGTCGAAGTTTCCGAGTACTTTCCCTCTCTCCGACGTGATTGTGAGCGGGATGTTTCTCGCTTGCTCTCACTCGTCGATGCGAGAGGTCTATCATTCCTTATGATTGACCTCCCGTCAATGGGTAAGCACTTTGATCGGTGCATATCCACTGGACGCCTAACCCTCTCTGGTATTCCCGGTCAACGGGGATACCGGAGGGGATCACCAATCCCTAGACTATTCAAGGGGATGGTGCTTCGCGTTTTCGACGATTTTGGAGTGCTTAGGGCTGTTCCGGACGTTGACGCAATCCGACATCTTCGCCAGCTGTATTATGCAGCTAAGAAGATGAAGGTGGCGTGCAGCGACTCAAGAACATGGGAACATGTCCATGAGTTTTTCGAAACAGACCGGCAGACCCGTAGTCCTTCCCTTAACTGGGGGGACGACGAGCTCAGGCTTGATCATCTTCGGGATCTCCATTTCGGCGATCCTGATAGTGTTCGGCCTGCTCCTCTTTTCCGCGATCATGATCTCGGAGTGGAGGAGTGCCTCTCCATCGGTGCTGACCTTGCCGACACCGTCCAACGGACGGCCGACATCATCGCCAGCACCCTCGGTGGGTTCGACCCCATCGTATGGAGAACTAAGCACGGACCAGGAGCCGTAGCTGACCAGCGTCATACTTCTTTTAAGTATGACTTTCCAAGCTGGCCCGCTAAGCTCTCGAACGTATTCCCTTTGGACTTGTTTGGATTCTCATCCTACGGGTCCTGGGCTGCGTTCGTACGTGGTGGTGGGAATCATTCTCGATTTTCGTTGAATGAGCCCCCGTCTAGATTGATTGCTGTTCCAAAGACGCTTAAGGGTCCGAGGCTAATTGCCTCTGAGCCTGTCAGCCATCAATGGTGCCAGCAAGCAATCAAAGATTATCTCACCACGCGACTCGCTAGCACACCGATTGCTCGGTCTATTCACTTTCGTGACCAGACTGAGAATCAGGAGTTTGCGCGTCGAGCTTCCCATACTCAGTCGCATGTGACAGTTGATCTGTCATCGGCGTCTGATCGCCTGAGTTGCTGGGTCGTGGAGAGGACATTCAGGAGGCTACCTAGCCTCGTGAGTGCACTCCACGCTTCCCGAACCAGGTGGGTGGTTAACACCATCGATCGCAAATCTCCGCGCTATCATAAGTTGCGGAAGTTTGCTTGTATGGGTTCGGCATGTACCTTTCCCGTTCAATCTTATGTATTTTCTATGTTGGCGCACGCAAGTGTCCTCTACTCGAGGCAAATGCGTGCTACCATCAAGAACATACGTTTGATCTCGCGGGAGGTCCGGGTCTTTGGGGATGATATTATCATTCCCTCGGACTCTTGGGAGGTACTTCAGGGACTATTAGGCCACCTTGGTCTCAAGGTTAACCACTCGAAGACTTACGACTCTGGAAAGTTTCGTGAGTCTTGTGGTTTGGATGCGTTTGACGGTCACGATGTGACGCCAACGTATACCATGACCTACCCTGATGTGACCCGGCCTGAGTCGATTGTGAGTGCCGTTGACACGCATAATAACTACGTATTACGTGGTTATTACCGTGCAGCGTCCTACACAGAATCGAGGTTACGTAAGCTTGGCCGATTAAGGTTAGCTCACGTTCCGACCGGCTCAGGTGCCTTCGGCCTCTTCGATTACGGGTATGTCGGAAATTCTCATCTTCAACGAAGATGGAATCCCGACCTACACCGGGTCGAATATCGCGCAGACGTAGCATCCGCTAAGTCTGTTCGAGTTGCGGTCGAAGACGATGCAACACTGCTCCAGTATTTCACTGAAGCCCTAGCTCCTCCGCGTCGAAGCGGAGAGAGACTTGGTCGAGTGTTGCGACCTACGGTTTCTATACGCCGTAGGTGGGTGAGTCTAGAGGATCGTCGCGAGTATACTCGTGCGTCCTACTAGGTTTAGAGGGGTGGAGTAATCTACCTCTCTTG